AGTGGGTCTCGTTATAATATCTTCCACAGCACAAGAGAAATGACCATTAGGGGGAGTTATCCACAACACCTTATTGATAACTTCGCCACCCAACCAATATATAGCCACTCCATTCATCTTACCATCCTTATACATAATATCATTTAAAAGTGGTGGGTAGTCATACACTGTCAAATTCCAATCTCTTATTATCTGCTGTGCAAACTCATATCTTTTTTGCTGATTATTAACCTTCCACAAAATAACAGGTATCTCCATAACCTGTCTTATTAGATGTAAAAGCACCATAGAGTCTTTACCAAAAGAACATAATAGTATAGGGGCTTTACCCTCTATACTGTCTGCAATAAAATCTAAAGATTTCCTTACTTTGTCATTTAACATATTAAGATGCTATTATTGCCGCTATCAAGCCTATCGCACTACCTGCAACCTGATATTGCCCAGCCCTCTTCGTAGCCCTGTTCTGTTGGTCTTGCATATCCTTTGAAAACTGTTGTTCTCTTAACGCCTGATATGGCTGTAAGGCAGTGCTAATACCGCCTAACAACTGTAAGTCATTTGCATTTGCATTTTTATATCTATCCGTATCTCTTGCCTTTAAATTAGAAAGCAGTCCTTCCCTTTGTGAAAGAAGGTTTGCACCATACTCTAACCCACCCCTGTTTATACCTTCCCTTAATATCGCTGCATTTGTATCATACTCTTCTCTTGCTTGTCTATTGGTATTGACAGGCATTTTATCAGCCCATTTTAACAGCCCCTCTTCCATCTGTGGACTTTTATATGTTCCCTTTAATCTTTGTGCTTGGTCTGACTTAAATCTTGCAAGGAAGGAGTCTTGAGTAGATGTATCTGGTATACGCTCTATCATACCCGCGGCATTACGCCTCAAGCCTAAAGACTCAAGCATGAATGGCTGCATATCTGTAAGGCTCTTATTCTGCCGCTCCAAAGAGCGATGTTGCATATCTAATAGTGCATCTTCATAAAAAGCCATAACTACCCCCTATTCCGTCCTATAACTATTAGTAATAAAAGGATTACTCATATACGGCCTTGCGGTCTTTGTCTTTGGTTGGTTATAGGCATTATACCCATAATAAGCCCCTGCACCTATTCCAGTAGCCAGCAATCCATACTTCCCTGCTGTATCAGCTGCCCTATTTGCCGAGTCTTGGTTAGCCATTCTGGTATTAAGTAATCCCTGAAACAAATACGGCTGTTGTCCTGCACCATAAGAATTGACAAGTGAATAGGTGGGGCCACCCATACCTTCCAGCCCGCCTAATTGTCTTTGTGTGAGGTCTGATATACTTGCCTGTCTTTGGTTAAGCAGTCCTGCGGCTGTGTTTAAATCCCCATGTCTTGAAGCTTCTTTTGTCGCTTCGGAAGTAAGCATGAAATTACCTTGCTGTCTTATTCCAGGAGTTCCTTCACGCCACATCCTTCCGCCCTTCCTTGACATACCTTCGTTAAATTCTTCTTCCTGTCGCTCAAGCGTCTTCTGTGTTCCAAGGTCAACTGGTAAACGGCCTTCCATTGCGGCGGATAGATGTTCTTTGTATAAATCTTCAAGGGCTTTATCTGCCTGCTGTTCTGGTGTTAAAGGCGCAGGCGGTATCTTCTCAAGCTTACCATCCGCACCATACCGGAGTCCCATAGACTCAAGGATAAAAGGCTGTAGTTCTTGATTAAGCTGTTCTTCGTTTTTTAATCCCTCAAACTGCCGTTTCTGGTATATCTCCTGTGGTGATAGCCATTCTCCGCCTGCACCACGCATAGACTGAAAGGCTAAAAATCTTGGGTCGTTTAAACCCTGTGGGTTTGGGACTGGATTATCTCTCAACCAAGCGTCATAAACAGAGTTGCCGCTTGGCTTCGGCGGTGTCCAATTATAGCTTGATAATAGGTTAGGGTCGCCACCCCTATATGTTTCTGAAGGCGGGCGCAGGGAAGTAGTTGTAGTAGACGGAGAAGAAGGTTGCCCGTCATCTTCCCATGTCCCGTCCCATCTTTGGATTAACATAAGCCCTCCTAATCTATCTTATTCTTGATATGGGTATAAACTACCCTTGAAAGCCTTCTTAAAAATACCTTTACCTCTGTAAGACTGTTTATATTTGTTATGGCATTGTCTATAGTTATCCAATCGGGAATATTTGTATTGATTGCATCCTTTAAAGCCTGTTCTGCGGCTTCTCCTGCTAAACTTGCAGGTCGTTTCAAGGCTGTAAAATCCGCTTCAGTTATTTCCACCCAACCTGTAGATAATCTCTTATTTACATTTTTTAAATTATTATCTACGATAATACATTGCTCATTACCTTTTACAAAATATCTCATCATCTATACCTCCTATAAGATGTTATAGCAAAAAACGCACCTATGAGTGATATTGGCCGCCGTTGAAGATAACCAAGTAACTTCAAGTTCGTTATTGACAGTATCTGCCAAAACAACGCCTGGCTCATTATTTGAGTTTGCGGTATTACTGACTCCGGCAGCGTCTCTTGTAGCCCCAAAATCAGAAGCAATCGGAATAGAAAGTCTAACCCTTGTTACAGTAGTTCCACCTGCCGTTGCATCTGCTGTAAATTCTACTGAACCTACCACAGTATTGCCTATCCTTGTATACTGCCCTTGTGCAGGCACGCAAGCATCTAAATTAGCTACCAGTGTTGCCGTAGGTGTCCATGTGCCTGAACGGGGTGTACGAAGATTTAACAGCCGCATATTAGTCCCATCGTAAACAGCTATACCTCTATGCCCTGCTGGTATGTCGTTAAGTAAAAGAGCATTGCCTTCTGCATCTTTTAAGTTTATAGCTCCAAGAGAGTTAAGATTAACTGTCGGCGTTGCGGTTGTTGCGGCATTTGTGAATACTAAAAAATAAAGCATATTTGTTACATAAGCCGCTGGCGCAGGTGATAATGTGCCTGTATATGTATTTGTGCCAGACAAGGCAATATACAGAAAACCATGCGCCCTATTTTCAATGACATGGAGTAAATTACCAGCCACAAGAGCCAGCGTAGTATCAGTCCCCGCCAACGCTTCCGCATTAGTAGCAAGCTCTACAACTCCCTTTGCTGTTGCAGTAGCAGGATTGTAATTAACACTTGTGCATTGCCAATTACCAGACCCAAGAGAAATAAACTCCATACACTGATTGGCAACAGTAGTTATATTCACTGCGCCTGGCATTATTAGAGTTGTTGCATTATGGGTAACTGTTAATGCACCTGTAAACCTGACAATCCTTCTTGTGCCTACTGCCACTGTATCAAATGCCGTTATGGTAGTTGTCCCTGTAACATCTACAAATTCGCCTGTCGCCGCCCCTATGTTTGTAGTGGCAGCAGAAGCTATGTCTGCGCCCCTGCTTGCGTTCTGTGCCCTTGTAGCTCTTAATGTTGTGCTACTCTGCACAATCGGGAATATATCTGCCCCTGTGGGCGTTGTAACTGCTGTTAATTCCGATATTTTTTTGGTTGCCATCTAAACCCCTCCTATATTGCTAAATTACCTAACGGCATAAAATCAAACATTGCTTGCGTCAACATATAATCACTTGTCGCCTGTTCGTTAAATATTTCAATCTTTATCCTTCTGCCCATTTCGCCTAATTGCTGCATGGCTTCTATTAAATCTACATTTGTTGAAAAAGTGAAAGTCCATAACTGCTCATCTTCTGTAACCAAATAATAACCATCTTCTGTAAGAAGTTCGTCGCCAGCTTCAGTTATAAAATTACTCTCGCCCACAATTAAATGTCCATCTATCCAAGCTCTGACTTTTAATGTGGTATCGGCATAAGGTATGGCTACAATCCATAAATTGTCCCATCGCTTATTAACTCTGATATTATCTGCACCGTTATAAGCCAAAGTCAAACCACTATAAAAAGGATTGCCGTCATCTGTAGTTCCTGACTCTAATTCCCATAGGAAGCCGTTATAACCGCAAGTGTAAATAACATAATTACCTGCCGATTTTCTAACCAAAAATGCGCTTAGTGCGGCATAACCAGATATATAATCTTCGTTCCTAAACGGCACACCCCATGCTGTTTCAACTGGTCTATCAATATAAAACGGCACGGCCATCATATCAACCTGCACAAGTATCGGGGATGTTGAAAAAAGGAAAAATAATACAGCCCGCCGGACAGGGTCGTAGATTGTGTGGTAAGATGGTATCTGCCCTCTTAGAACATTATTCCTAAGCCAATTATCAACAAACGATGGTCTTGATATTGATGCAGCTTTATAATCTCCTTTTGCCTGAACTGCTGTTAAAGAGTAAACATCTAAATCCTCTGTCAGACAAATTACGTCATTTGGAGTTTTACATATACCGCCAAAATGGATAGCACCTCCATCCCATTGCGCCTGCTCATATCCCCAATTAGCCGTATCAGTAGAGGTATCATCTAAAAGATACGCCTTCTTACGGCTAAACATAATGAGTGTATCTCCAAAATCCACCGCACCCACAATGCCACCATCTTTGGTTGAGTCTGCCACCACTATCTTAACGCCAGTCGCAAAGTTATCACTTCCATCAGCAGATAAATAAACATTTTCGGGATTAGTTATGCAACCAACACCAACAAGTCTTTCTGAATTGCCTCGTCCATGCACTAATATCTGTCTTGGCGCACTTGTCCCTGCCACCCAATCAGCATGAGGGTTTGCAATATTAGAAGTAGACGCCGCTACACCATTCCAAGACTGTATAGCGTCCCTTCGGTTTGTATGATAAAGGGTATTATTGAATACACAGAAACAACTTACCTGATTTATTGTCAAGCCTGTCTTGATAGTCGTTGTGCTATTTTTATAGATTGTCCCATCATTACCGGCAAACACCTGAAATTGTGTTCCATCGTTAAGTATAAAATCAATACCACCTATCAAATGTGGCGCACCTGAAACTGCCGTGCCATTTACCTTTGCCGTTCCTTTACGCTTTCTTTTTCCGCCTTGATGGAAGTTTAAATTCTTGCCGTCAATTATACTTGTCGGCGGAATACTATCCCCGTCTGGATTTCCATTAAACCCGCCTAACTCAATAGGTATCTTGTATGTTTGTCCTCTGTATGCTGATGGCATAATTATCCTGTTGTTATATTAAAAGAGTTATTGTTTAAAAGAAGCATACTGTCCATTTTTGTTGTCCTGTAAAGTTTATCCCGTGCCACCATATTCTCTATTGTATTTTTAGTTTGAATTGCAATAGAAATAGAGTTGTTGTCTATTTCTATGTTTTTATCCGAAGCCAACCTTACTGCAAGATTAAAAACCAATGCCTCTTTGTAGTGGTCGGGCAACGATACTGTTGTGGTAAGAGCCGCTAATTCCGTTATCGCCTTTTCTGATATTAGATATAATGTCTCGGCAGTTGTAGGTTCGCTGTCAAAATAAATCTTACCTAATGAATATTGAGGGTCGTAATAATATCTATCCGGCCTTTCATCTGCAAGCTTATCTACAATCTCCGCATATTGCGTTTGTGTCATTTTTGTCAAGTAATGGTCGTTATTATTAGAGTCTCTAATATATGCTTCCATAATCTCCAGCGGCCTGACTGTATTGAAATTACCAGCAGAGCCTATGGTATATGTTGCCGAACCTACAGTTAATGTAAAGTTCTCCAATGTCCTATAAGGAACGATAAGGCCGTCTGCGCTCCAAGAGCTAATCATGTCGTTAAGAGACTCAAGGGCGTCTGCGCTTTGGCCTGCTGTCGGTGTAATAATGCCTAATTTTCTAAACGCTCGGTCTATAATGTTCTGCGCTGTAGCCAAAATTAGCCTCCCTATTTGTTCTGTTTATGGCGTCATTTTTTGTTTCCAATATTTCGGTAGCAATATCTTCGCATTTCTCGTTCAGCCATTTGACATAGCCGCAATAGTCATAATCGTTTGAGTATTTATGGTTCATGTAATTTTTATCCGCCTTTGCCTTGCCTTTAGTTACGTGCATGTGTTCAATAAATATCTCTGGCATATATTCCCTAATTCCGCCAAGCCCACTCATGGCCGCATAGGTATTGTCCAAATATACATGGCTCATGTAACCCACTGGGCAAGGTGTTTTAATGATATGCAGTAGTTCTTTAGTTGCAAAGCCAGCAGGCATATCCTCATTCAACCATCCATCTTTCCAGCAAGGGATTACCAATCTATGCCCTTCCTTCCTTTCTATATCGTCTATGAGTTTATAAATCTTTCTATCCCAAAACATTGTTCTGAATACATGGTCATCATTTAAGAGCGCATAGGCATCATAATCGGGAAATCTTTTATAGAGTTCGTTATATTTATTTACAAGCCCTATATCTTCCAATTCAGTTATAAAGATATTTTTAGCTCTGCATTTGTTTATAATGTTTTTGTATAATTCTTTGTCTGGGTCGTCAACTTGAAGTCCTACAATTAAATCAGACCTTTCACTTGTCTTTGCCCACGAGTCAATCATCCTTTGAAATATTTTAGGCCGAAAACGGGTCGGCATTAAAACAGCAATCTTGTCTATAAAATCGTCCGGTGGGATATAATCCTCTGTCATCCTTTTAACTTTTACATTAACCCCTGACTTCTCCATTATCTTTACAGTAAGGTCTCTAACCATATTCTCTAAAACACCTTCTCTATTTTTAGGGTCGGGTATAACCTGTTTAGTCATTCTCTCGTCCCGCATGGCCTTCTCTATCTTTTCTATGTTTCCGTTGACTACACCATTGGCATACATATAATTAAGGGTATCAATGCAATAATTGTAACTTTCAGGCGCATATACTTTTTTATAATTCTCATCATATCCGCCCTTTGCAACTCCGCCGTGCATATGTTCAATGATAACTTCTGGGACATAAAAGAGCCTATTAAGCCCCAAGCTTAAAGCCTTAATGTAAATATCCGCTCCAAGATGTTTAAGTCTTGGATAGTATGCGTAGCCTAAAGTCCTGATTATATTTCCGCTTACTATCTCCGCAGAGGGATGTTGATATTTATACCAGTCATCATGCATAAGGTCGTTGCCACAAGCAATACCCCAGCCGCCGCCCTTAACTTCTATTGCTTTAATTAGTTTGTCGTCCCATCCGTCAGTCCTGAATATATGGTCGTCATTTACAAAGTTATAATATTCGTTATTCGGGTATGCCTCTACCATTTTATTAAAGACCTCTATGACTGTTAATCTCTTGCCTGTGTGTAAAGTCATATATTTAGCGTCTTTAAATAACTCTTTATATTTCGGCTCGGTCGGGTCATCATCAGCTACATACAAAACCAAATGTGCTTCTCTGGTTTTAGTATCTAACCAGCTATAATACATTCGCTGTGCAAGTTCCGGCCGCTCCCTTGATGGACAGATTGTTATAAGCAAGTTTTTTCCTCGCAAATATTTCTTCTACATTTTCAAGACATTTCTCTCTCAACCATCTCATGTAACCATCATAGTCATAGTCAAACTTCTGGAGATGGCCGGTATAGTTCTTGTCTATTTCGCCCTTGCCTTTTTCTGGGTGCATGTGCTCAATCATAATTTCAGGCATATACTCCCCTATCCCTGCAAACCCTGCTAACATCTGATATGTATTATCTATAAAGACATGGCTCATATACCCCACAGGGCAAGGTGTCTTTATAATTTCAAGCAATTCTTTTGTGCAAAAACCAGCAGGCATGAGGTCGTTCATCCATCCATCCTGCCATGATATAATATGTAGCTTATGCCCTTGCTTTTCTTGAAGGCTCTTAAGCCTCGCCATTATAAGACTGTCCCAGTTAGGCGTCCTAAATATATGGTCATCGTTAAGCAGGGCATAAGCTTCATAATTTGGAAACTGCCTGTATAGCTCGTTATATTTACCTGCAAGCCCTATATTATCTAACATAATATAGTAAGACTTGTCGGCCGGTTCTCCTGCTATAACCTTTAAGTATTCGGCCAAATCTTCATCATCGTTTTGCAGTCCAATGATTAAATCAGAGCAAACACTATTGGCTCTCCAAGACTCAAACATCCTTTTAAATATAAGAGGTCTGTATCTTGTAGGCATAAGAACCGCTATCTTAGCGATACTATGCAGTTACTAACCCCTTATCTATCAGCTTCAGCCTTAAATCATTTACAAGCGTTATAAGGTCTGCCGCCTGCTTGACTGATATAACACCACCTGAAGATAAGGCGGTTGTAACTAATGCCGCTATAGACGCACAGGTAATGGCTGTTATGCCATGAAACCCTATCTTATCTGTAGTAGACTGCCCTAAATTAGTCCCATCATCGTTACCTCTTGACAACTGCTCTTCTGCCATATTGAAGTCCTCCTATAAGTTATTTTATTTTATAATGTTCTTTATGGAACATTATCCAAGCCTGCAAGCCCACTCTGGTCTTAAAGTCTTATAGCCGAATAAGACATCTATACGGCATGGGAATTTATCATTCACTATGTCGTAATTTCGGACAATTCTAAGACTTATCCCGTCGTAAACCTCTCTGGCCGCAAAGTCTACCCCCTTTGGCATTTCAAGGTCTGCCGTAACCATCGTGAAGGCGTCTTTATGGTAAGCCAAGCCTTGTGCGTAGGCTGTTGACGCAGTTCCTGAACCTCCTGCTGTTTCTGACAAAACAGCCGCAGACGTAGAAGCTGTTGAGACAACACAGTTCTGTTTTGCACCTGACACATAGATTGTCGGAGATACAGCAAGTGTAACATCCGAAGATACACAGGTCGTAGCTGCTGTTACAACAAACTGCTGTAAATGTGCATATGCAGTTTTAGTTTCAGGATTTACCGCAAAAACACCTGCTACTGTAAATACCTGACCTGCTTTGATTGTGCCAGAAGCCGGCCCCCAACCATTTATTGCAATGGTTGTTCCACCATTAACCATAAGTGCTGTATCAGCAGTCGGTGTAGCACTATCAAGTGCTGAACCCTGTGTATGG